AAGCTCATCACCGAAGAGGCGGCATTGGCCATCCGTGCTCTGGCGGCGTCCCATCCGAAATAGAAGAGGCTCAACAAGGCATCGTTCCCAACCATGACCCGCTCCGAGTTCGGAGCGGGTTTTTCGTTAGGACGCGCAAGGCGTGGCGGAGTGGCGGTGAAGGTCATGGTGGGAAGATTTAGACGTTCTCCAAAGAATCCATGCCGCGAATCGCCCAAGCCAAGCCGAGGATGTATCGGTCACTCACCGGCCCGCGGTGCATGACACGCCGCAGCGTTTCGCCGCAGACTTCCGCGAATCGGTTCCCTTCGATGGCGCAGCTTGAGAAGGATTCCATGAGCGTCGATTGCCGCATGAATCCGAGTTCTGCCACGTATCGCAGCGCGTCGATTGCGGCGGGGTGTGGTTCGCCTAGTTTCAGCGTCCCCGGATATTCCGAAGATGGAGAACAAGGCGCGGATGGACAATCCGCCTTCAGTGGTGTGTTAGTGTTTTTAGGTATCATAAAGTTGTTTGCTTCGGTGTAGTTTTCTCGTCGGCGGATGCCATCGCTTTGGCGTTCTCCCTCTTCCCTCCATAAACCCCGTCCAGCAGATCCCGGATCCGCCGGTGGTCCCGCCGGAACGCCCGCGCCAACATCTTGATCCCGATCCCCGGCACCTCCGCATGGATGCGGCAGATCACCCGGCTGCGGATCGCCGTGAGCTTCATCTCCTCGGCGTGCGGCAGGTGCGTCACCAGCATCGCCGGCGGCACCTTCGCGGCTTTCGCCTCTTCAATCAGAATCACCATCGCCGCCTCCCGCTGCGGGTCGGGCATCGGGAAGGGCAGGGCGGGCTTGTGGATGCTATCGGCACGGTAGATCGAGCGTTTCATGCAGGGTGTCGCGTTTTTTGTTGATTGAAGAAAGCATCACGTCGTCGAGCGAGTCCTCGATGACGAGATAAGAGCAGGTCACGGAGTCCTTCTGGCCGATCCGGTGCGCCCGGTCGCTCGCCTGCTCCAGCACGCCGGGTCTCCAGTCATACTCCACGAAGATGACGTGGGACGACGCCGTGAGCGTCAGACCCACCCCGGCCGCGTCGATCTGGCCGATGAACGCCGCGCAGTCGGGATCACTCTGGAAACGGTCCACCAGTGCCATCCGCTCATGCGTCGGCGTCTTGCCGGAGATGCACACCGCCCGCTCGCCGAACTCCTTGACGAGCACGTCGAGCACCGCGTGGTGCTTGGCGAAAACGATCACCTTCTCCTGCGCCGCCGCGTTTTTGATGAACTCCAGCGCCATCGGCATCTTGCCCGCGCTGGTCGCCACCCGCAGGTCACGCATCCGGGCCTGCGCCGCGTTCTTCGCCAGCAGCACATCCTCCACGGACGCCCCGCGCTGCTTCAGGTTCTCGATCAGCGCCCGCTCGCGCTGGTAGGCCGCCAGCTCCGCGTCCACCTGCCCGCGCAGCTTCTTGTCGCACGGCAGCGTCACCCGCACCCGCACCTTCGGCGGCAGGTCCTTCAGGACGTCCACCTTCATCCGCCTGACCATGAAATTCTCCCGCAGGATCGCCTGCAGCTCGCCCACGTTCGTCGCCCCCCGCGAATCCAGCCCGTATTTGCTCTGGTAGGCGCCGCAGTAGCGGAAGGCGAAATCCAGCCAGCTCGGGAACAAATCCGGCCGCAGCGCGTGGCACACGCTGAACAACTCCGCCGGCCGCGACTCCGCAGGCGTCCCGGTCAGGAAAACCCGCTTGCCCGCCCGGATCCCGCCTTGGCCGTTCACCCCGAGAACTGCGACCGTCCGCTTTGCCGTGAGCGATTTCGTGAGATGGCTCTCATCACAAATCAGCACGTCCCACTCCACCAGATCCAACCGCGGCCGCAGCTTGGCGACAATGTCGTAGTTGACGATCAACACGCCCGTCTTCTTCGGCAGCGGATGCGCCGCCTTGTCCACCACATGCACCGGCAGGTAGTAGTTCAACCACTTGTCCACCTCCCGCTGCCAGTTCTCCTTGATTGATGCCGGGCAAATGATCAGAACCGCCCGCACCGGCTCGTCGTTGAGGATACCGATGGCCTGGATCGTCTTCCCCAGTCCAGGCTGGTCCGCGATCAACACCCCCGCCTTCCCCCGCGCATAGGCGATCCCGCCGCGCTGGTAGGGCAGATACGCCAGACCCGGAGGGCAGGGGATATCCTCCGGTCCGTCCGTCGCGCAGGACGGATGGCCGTCCCATGTCGAGGGGATCGAGAAATCCGCCTGCACCGCGCTCTCGTGGATCTCCACTGGCTCAGGATGCAGCCCCCGCAGCCTCGCCACGCAGGACTCCTCGGCCGTCCACCACGCCTTCGCTGCCGCATCCCACTGGAACCCCGCCGACTTCAGGACATACCTGTCCTCATAGCTGCACTTGGCCTCGTAGCGGGTTCCTGTCTTGAGTAAAAGCATGGTGTCTGTCCTCTCCGGAAACATTGGCGAAAGCGCAAGACTCGTCAAATCTATTTCCCGCCACTCCCGAAATATCCCGCCGCCCCTATTCTCCCCGCGATGTCGCTCGTTGTCGAAAATCCTCACTCCGATTCCGCCAAGCGCGAACGCGAAGGCCGCTTCCTCCAGCCGGGGAAAACCCCCGGCAAGCGCCTGCCCAAAGGGAAAACCGCCCTCGCCATCTCGCTCAAGGACCACCAGCTCGACTGGCTCGCGGAATACGCCACCACCCGCTACGAGTCCTACCAGTCCGCGCTCACCGGCTGGCGGGCCAAGCGGTCGTCCTGCGAGCGCCGATCCGAGGCGAACCTCCAGGACCGCAAGGGCGCTCCCAACCGCGACGTCACCGACGCCCCGCTGACCATTTTCGAAAAATCCAACCGAACGCTGGGACTCGTCTCCGGCTTCGCGGATTTCGCCTTCGCCCAGGCCCGCGACGACATCTTCGGCACCTCGCCGTGGTTCTCCGCCGCCCCGGAAGGATCGGACGACGAACGACTCGGCACCACCATCACCCGCCACGCCCACTGGAAGTTCAAACACACCTCCCTCAAGTCCTGCCTCATCGACTGCCTCAAGCTCGCCTGCGACCTCGGCACCGCCTTCCCCAAACTCACCTGGCGCAAAGAGATCGAGGACTTCCAGTCCATCAAGACCGTCGCCCTCGGCGAGGACGGCACGCCGCTCCTCAAGCCAGACGGCTCCTACGTCACCCCGGACGACCAGGAGGCCGCCACCGCCATGGGCTGGCAGGAAATGCTCGTCGAGGATCAAGCGGTCATCTGGGACAACATCGAGGCCCGCTGCATCGACTACAACGACATCGCCTTCGATCCCACCGCCCCGGAAATGTCGCTGCTCCACACCGACGTCTTCCACAGTTTCCAGATCGGCCTGCTCGACGCCAAGCGCATCTACAGTCTCACCGGCGAGCAATACATCGCCGCCCTGAGCCTCATCACCAACGCGAAGGACGGCCTCCACACCCCCCGCGAGCAACGCGCCGAAGCATCCCCCACCGAGCGCTCGCTGGAGGAGCCCGACGCCAATCCGCCCATCATCCTCTGCGAAGGCTACCTCCGCGTGAACCCCTACGGCGCGGACGGCTCCCCCATCCGCATCTGGTGTGTCTTCTCACCCATGCTGCGGCAGATCTTCACCCTCGACTACCTCCAGAACCAGACCCCCGGCGGCATCCTTCCCATCTTCGCCATCCCGTGGTTCAAGATCCCCAACCGCATCGCCGGCAAGGGCTACTTTGAACGCTTTGAGGACGTGGACGACTTCATCGACGAGCAGTTCAACCTCACCGTCCACCGCGACCGCCAAGCCGCCACCCCCATCACCGGCGTGGACCCGGAGGTCTTCGACGAGGACATGGAAGAGTCCGACATCGTCATCTCCCCAGGCAAGACCTACAAGCTCAAGCCCGGCCGCAAGATCGACGAGGGATTCACCACCATGACCGTCCCGGATGCGAACCACCGCACCATCGACCTCATGCAAATGATGATCCAGATGGCCCAGAGCCGCACCGGCATCACCTCCGCCAGCCAGGGCGAACTCTCCGGCGTGCCGGAGGTTAACACCGCCACCGGCGTCAACCAGATCATCTCCCGCGGCGCCACCCTCCTCAAGTGGCCCATCGACGAGATCAAGGACGCCCTCGCCCGCCCGCTCGACTGCGCCATCCACCTGCTCTACGCCAACCAACAGGCCGACGAAACCTTCACCTGGTCGGAAGGCCGGGTGCCGGAGCTGATGCAGATCGCCCGCAACGACGTCCGCGGCCTGCGGATGAACGTCACCCTCACCATGACGCAGGCGCAGAACCAGACCAAGCTCCAGAGCGCCCAGGGAGCCATCACCTTCCTTAAGGAATACCTCGCCCTGCCGGAGCCGGAGAAGGTCGCCGTCCGCCCCATCTTCATCCAGGCCATGATGTCGCTCGGCTTCCACGGCGCCGACCAGATCATCCGCGAACCCATCACCGACGCCGCCAGCATCGCCGCCCTGCTGCCGCCAGAACTCCAGCAACCCTTCCTGATGTTCGCCCAGCAATCCGGGCTCATCGCCCCGCCGGCCGCCCCGGGCACGGAAGGCACGGCAGGTGGATCACCGCCACTCCCCGCAACCCCCTGATCCAGCAACCCTATCCCCATGGTGCTCACCCAGAAACTCGGAGACAACGTCACCCACCGCATCCCGCTCCGGTGGAACGGTCGCGCGTTCGTGCCCACGGGCTACAACCTCATCTTCACGGTCAAGGCCGACGATGACGACGCCGACGCTGCGGCCAAGATCCAGAAGCAGTCGCAGGCGGGCTACGGCATCACGCTGAGCGGCTCCACCGCCCTCGTGGAGATCGTGCCTGCCAACACCACGGGGGGCACCTTCACCCCGGTCGGGAGCGGGACCCCGGTCACGGTCGCCGCCCTCGCGGCAGGCACCTACTACTGGGACATCCAAGCCCAGAACCTCGGCACGACCGAGATCCGGACCGTGGCACAAGGGACCTTGGTCCTGGTGCGGGACATCACCCGCGCCACCACGACCACCCTGCCAGTTTACATGGGCGCGGCCCCCCTGCCCACGGTGGGGGACACAGGAGCCACAGGAGCCCAAGGAGCCACGGGAGCCCAAGGAGCCACCGGAGCAACAGGAGCCCAAGGAGCCACGGGAGCCACGGGAGCCACGGGAGCCACGGGAGCCACGGGAGCCACGGGAGCCCAAGGAGCTAAAGGAGACACCGGCAACACCGGCCCCATCGGCCTCACGGGAGACACCGGCCTCACCGGAGACACAGGAGAAACCCCGCTCATCACCTCCACCACCACGCCGGGAGTTGAAGACCGTGACGCGATCTGGTTCGACCCTGAGACCGGCGGATTCTCGGCTTGGTATGTGGACGCATGGGTGGAAGTGGGAGGAGGCGGGACGCTCAACCTTTCCACCCTCGCCCGCACGGACGCGGCACAGGTGTTTGAAGGACTGCAACAGTTCTCCACACGCCCAAGATCCGGCGCGGCTCTCACCCCGGAGAACACGACGGAACTCATCACGCTAGCGGATGGGGATGCGCGGTATGGGACGAGGATTGTTTATGAACTTGCCAGCGACCTGTCCGACGATACCGGATTAACCACAACCGAACCGGGTGATGGCATCACGCTGACTCCCGGCCTCTACATGTTTGACGCATGGATGAAGATGACCCGCGACTCGACGGTCGGCACTGCGGCGGCATGGACGAAGTTTTCCGGGAACGCAACAGGTTCAGCGGAAACCGAGGCGTGGTATTACCCGGTTACTGCTTTCAACAGCTTCGGCTACACTGGCACTCGCTACGATAAGGGTCAGAATTTTGGGTTAAACGTGGTTTATTCTAACATGAACGCAGTATCGGCCACTGCGAAAACAATGGATGTTTATACGACTGGGTGGATTCGCGTAACGTCCGGTTCGGATGTGATGAAGTTTGCCATCTACCAAAACCCCACCGCAGCCACCGCGCTCGTCGCGGGACAAACCTACAAAATAGCCGTGGTTGGCACGACGAATTTCCAGCTTGTCGGAGCGTCAGACAACAACATCGGCACATCGTTCGTGGCGAGCGGACCGGGCGCAGGCACCGGCACAGCCGGACATGTTGGCACCCCATCCATCCTGAAGGCTGGCGGACGCACCCGCATCATCCTCCAGAAAATAGGATAAACCACCACCATGTCGATCATCCGCCAACTCTCCACTTTTTAACCCACCATGGCCGCAATCAGCTTTCCACCCAACGACACGCCGAGCACGGCGCGGACGCTCTACACATCCAGCCCATGGACCGACCCGTCCGGGAATCAGTGGCTCTGGAGCGCTGCCAAGGAACGCTGGAGCCCGATCTCGGAGACCGTCGAAAACGCCGTCACCGACAACAACACCAACGCGGTCTCCAGCAACGCGGTGTTTGACGCGCTCACCCTCAAGGCCCCGCTCGCCAACCCGACTTTCACGGGGACGGTGACAGCGACCGGCGCGATCACCGGCACGACCGGGACCTTCAGCGGGGCGGTGGCGGCGGTCACGCCGAGCATTGGTGTGCCTGCTTTTACGACGGGAGCTCATCCAACGAGCGGATTAGCGTTCCGATCCAGCATCCCGCAAATCATCACTTCGAGCATCCAAGCTGTGGAGTTTCCATCTACTGGAGTTCGTATTTTAAACAACGGGATATACGCGTTCACCGCCACCAGCTCCGCTGGTGCAAGCAGTGATACGGGGCTATCACGCAAAACCTCCACCCCCGGCACACTCCGAATCGGCAACGGCGCAGCGAACGACGCGAGCGGTAGCTTGGAGCTAACTAACCTCACCGCCAGCGGCACGGTCACGGCGGGGGCTGCTGCATTTACTGATGGTGGCGCTCAAAGCGGTTCCGGATCATTTGTCGTAACCACCGGCGGCACTGCTTCGAACGCTGGCACAATACCGGTTGGCACGTGGGCCGCTCGTGTCTTCAATCAACTGGATCAGCCTCATAAAAACGGAATGCTTGTAATGAATCGGTGGGCGGGGCCCGATTCCACGGTATTCCAAGTGGGTAGCATGTTCAATCTCGCATCACAGTCGTTCTTTAGAATTGATGGTAGTGGCGAAACTACGTTCTGGGGGTCAGTGACCACAACCGGAGTCAACGCATTTATCCAGTCGCGCTCGACGTTCAATCTCTTCAACGGCACGCACGCCACCACGCTTTCCCATGCGCCGACCTCCAACAACGCCATTGCATTCCCGAACGCATCCGGCACGATCGCGCTGACTAGCGGGCCGCAGACGTTCTCCGGGGCGCAGGCGTTCACGGGGGCCGTTTCCGTCACGGACGCCACCGCAAGCACCACCACCACAACAGGAGCCCTGAAAGTCGCGGGCGGTCTCGGCGTGGTCGGCGCGGTCAACACGGGCGCGAGGGTAACTGCGAGCCGTGGCACGGTGGGAGTCGGCACGGTTTTTACTAACCTCTCACTAACGGACATCACTGGCACATCAACCGATTTCCTCTCCCGGTTCGTCGTCGGGGATTCCATCACCGTCAACACGACCGCTGGCAGTCAGACGAGAGTGATCACCGCAATCGCGAGCGACACCTCGATGACGACACTCCCGTTTTCCGGGCCGTTAGCGTCCGGGGCGGAGGCATACACGCATACCGCTGCCAGCGCGGTGATGAATCCGAGCGGCGCGATCACCGGCAGGACCGGGAAGTTTAGCGGGGCGGTCTCGGGCACGACCGGCTTTTTCACCGGCACGGTCACGGCGGGCGGCATGAACAACTGGACCGGCTCCGCGTTTTCCGGCACGCAGGCGTTCACGGGGGACGTTTCGGTCACGGGCAACACCACCGTTGCGGCCATCGCCGAAACAGCCGTCGCGATTGGCACCGTGACGACGACAGCCACCATTTCCATCACGGCGGGGACGCTCATCACCGCGACGCTGACGGCATCCACCGCGTGCACCTTCACCATGCCAACAGCGGCGGCAGGCAAGAGCTTCACGCTACTACTCAAACAGGCCGCCGCGACGGGCAACGGCACTGCCACCTTCACCTCGGTTAAATGGCCAGCAGGCACCGCCCCCACCATCACCGCTACCGCAGGCAGGATGGACCTCCTCACGTTCGTCTCCGACGGGACCAACTGGTATGGCAGCGCAGCCCAAAACTTCACGCCGTAATGTTCACGTCCGCATTCAGAATGTCCATGACAGCCAGCGTCGGCGTCTCCTACGAGACGGAGGCGTCCACCTATTTCGCCGCCATCGCAACGGCGGGCAGCAGCATCACGACCGCCAACAAAGCCGCCGTCAATGCGTTCATCGCAGGCTGCAAGGCTGATGGCATCTGGACGGCGATCAAAGCGAGCTGCCTGCTCGCCGGGCCCGACTCGCTGGCCGGGGCCTTGGTGCCGCTGGTTGGTGCCGCGCCGACGAATAACGGACCGTTTGTGTCGGGCGACTACTCCCGCACGACGGGGCTGGTTGGCGACGGATTAACGAAGCAACTGGACTCGAACTATAACCCATCCGTGCTGGCGCAAGACAATGTATCAGCGGGAGTTTGGGTCAGCACGCTGCCATCTGCGGAGCGCGCCGCACTCAGCAGCGGACGCTCTTCCCCGGGGTCGTTAGGCTTGACCATTGCCACTACATTCAGCCGGTCCCGGTGCCGCAGCGGAACTTTTTCCGCCGGAAAATTTGTAGCCCCGCTGGGATTGGTTGGGATTTCCCGGTCCGCCTCCACGGAATACACGCTAAGGTCTGCGGGATCGAACGTGACGGTCACGAACACCAGCGAAGCGCCGTATAACGGCACGGCGGCGATTTTCAATCACAAGCCAACCCCTTCGTTGTATTTCGACGGCAGGCTAAGTTTCTATCACATAGGCGAGTCCCTCGACCTCGCCCTTCTCAACGCCCGCCTCACCACCTACATGGCAGCTCTTACCTAACTAACCAAACCACACACATGTCCATCATCCGCCAACTCACCGAAGCCGAAGCCGACTTACAGGCCAAGGAGCAACTCGTCCTCCAAGCCGGGGAAGCCACCCACCATCTCGCCAGCGTGCTCGCCACCACCAACGCGATGTTCTGGCAGCTCCCGACCGACCGCCTGCTCGCCGTGCTCAACGCCGACGTGCCCGCCACCCTCGCCACGTTCACGGCCAACACCGCGCTGGGCACCATGGTCAACGCCTCGCTCGACGCCCTCGCCGTGCCGAGGTTCGCCGCCCGCGCCCCGGTCGAAATGGGCCGCACGGACATCGTCTTCGACGGAGCCGCGTTTGTTCACGTCGCTCCGCCAGAGCCAGAGCCAGAGCCAGAGCCAGAGCCTGAGCCTGAGCCTGAGCCTGAGCCTGAGCCTGAGCCTGAGCCTGAGCCTGAGCCTGAGCCTGAGCCTGAGCCTGAGCCTGAGCCAGAGCCAGAGCCATAACCACACCTACCACCCCCCCCACCCATGAGCAAAGACGAACTACACTCCATCGCCGTCAACTCCACGCCGGAGATGGTCAACATCCCCGCGTCGTGGGGAGGGCTGATCGTTTGGGCGGCTGGCAAATGGGGCGTCGGCATCATCTTCCTGATGATGCTCGTCCCGGTCTATGCGGACTTGAAAGAATCCAACGCGCAAATCGCGGAACTCTCGCGGGCAAACGTGCAGGTCCTCACCGCGCTCGCCCAGAAAATCGACGACTCGAACCAGCGGATCGCCCGTCTCGACGACGCCTTGCGCCGCATCGAGGACACCCAAAAATAATCATTATGAAAACCACACTGATCGGACTGCTTGCAGCCGTTGCCGCCGCCATCCAAGGAATCGTCCAACAAGGCCATGCCATCGAGGATTGGAAGACATGGGTTCTGCCCGTCACCCTCGCCGTGCTCGGCTACCTCGCCAAGGACGCAACCCCCACCCAAGAACCATGAAAACCATCGCCATACTTGTTGCCATTGTCTGCCTGACCTCCTGCTCCGTCCGTGTCAATCCGGATGGCAGTAAGGACGTTAGCGTTGACGCGCCGTCCGCCATGCGGGTGATCGAAATCCTCGCCGAGAAGTAAGTGTCCTCGAACTACGACATGGAGCCAGTCAACACCCCGCCGTGGTGGCCGGGGCTGGTCGCGCTGCTTGTCTTAGCCGCCATCATCCTCGCCCTCGCTTTCTACCATGTTTGAATAAGACACCATGATCCCCATCCCAAAAGCCAAGCCCAAAGCCAGCCGCGACCTCGTCATCAAGACCGCCACGGAGGCGTGGGCGGACAAGCACGGCACCACCCCGCCGCCAGAGCGTTTCGTGCTCGCGGTGCGCGGCTACTACGCCGGGACCATCGGAGAGGAGGGTAACGATATTGCAGTTTACGACGACGCGTTCTTCATCGTCACCCCCACCTCCATGACGAGCTGGAACGGCAACACCGACCCGAGCCGCTACGGCCTGCGCCCCGAGGGCGGACGCTTCATGGCGCGGCTCAAGCCGGGCTGCTGGTGGTTCAAGCCGCTCATCCACCGGGGCAAGTATCAGGCGTTCGGACAGGGCGAGAATCTCGTCACCGTGGAGCGGGTCAAGAAGGACGGCACGGTCGCTGTGACCGAGAGCGGCGAGTTCGGGATCAACCTGCATCTGGGCGGGGTGAACGGCACTTCGAGCGAAGGCTGTTGCACGCTGCCACCCGAGCAGTGGTCGGACTTCCGACGCACGCTCAACGAGACGCTCCATTCAGCCGGGCTGAAGAGGTTCGCGCTCATGCTCATCGAGGGGCCGATCAACTGAAAACCTCCCACTTTCGCCAATTTTAGCGAAATCGCCACTCCCGCCACTCCCGCGCCCGTTTTTCTCTTCTACTCTCTCGTCCATGCCAGTCATGGACCCACCCGTTGCAGGTGCACAACCGCAACCTCAGACCCAGACAGTGCCCGCAGGAGGCGAACAGCCCCAACGGCAGGAACCCGCCGACGTCACCGCCTCCATCGATGCGATGACCAACGCCACGGAAATCGGAAACCTGCTCTTCGGCAGGGAACCCGCTTCTCCAGCCGACGCCGAGCCAGCCGGCCCAGCGTCCGGTGACACCCCATATCCGCAGGCCGATCCCGAGCCCACCGCAGACGACCCCGCAGGCGAACAGCCGCTGGACGCCGCCGGGGACCAGGACACCCCGCCCGCACCGCCCCAGCAAGCGTCAGCACTGGACAGGATCTCCCTGAGATCCCTGCACCCGGACGACCGCCTGCTCGTTGCCCAAGCCAAGGACCTGGTGCGCGAAGGAAAAGCGCCCCGTCTGGCAGATGCCATCAGAATCCTCACTCAAGGGGACGGCATGTCAGAACCAAGCCCGCAAGCCCAGCAACCCGCAGACGACACCCCTCCAGCCGCCACGCCCGCCAGGCAGCCAGCACCCGTAACCGAGCCAGACGCCGATGTAGCCGCCCTAGCAACCCAACTCGCCGACCTCCGCGCCCAGCGCAAGGCCGCCGTGGAGGAATTCGACCGGCCCACCGAACTCGAACTCACCAGCCAAATCGAAGACGCCGTCGCCGCACTGTCGGAAGCGAAGTCTCACGCGGCCCTCCGCTCCAGGGAAACCACCGTCCAAGCCCAGGCCCTCAGTGCCGCCATCGAGGACATCTACGTGGACCACCCGGAATCGGAAGACCCCAGGAGCTTCTTCAGCTACCGCCTCACGCAGGAAGTCGAGTCCTACGAGCAAGCCTACGGACCCATCCGCAATCACCCCGCCCAACTCAAGGCCCTAGCCTCAAGAGTCGCGCAGGAGATCGCGCCGCCAGCCGCCAAGCCAACAGGCACCCCCGCACCCGCCCCACGCCAGAATGCCAGACCCATCGGGTCCGGCGCTCCCGGTTCCCAGAGCGCCGTGCGGCCGTCACCGGACAACATCCAAAGGCTCATCGAGACATCCAATGAGGAAACCATCCGCGCCGCCCTTTTCGGGGCCGCATAGACCGTTTCCGCCAACCCCTGCAACACCGCACACCACACACTAACTACCTACGACCATGGCTAACGCAACTGCACTCAACTTCCAGACCCTCTCCGAGGCGACCGCAATGGACGCCAACGTGAAGGCCCAACTCTGGGCTCGCTATCTCGAGATCGGCTCCAAGGCTTATGACGCCTTCTCCGCCTTCGAGTCGGAACAACCCCGCATCCCCCTCGCCAACGCTGGCAAGAGCGGCATCTTCTGCCGCCGCCGCGACCTCAAGGCCCAGGGCGGTGACAAGGTCCACTTCACCGTCATCTCCGCCCCCGGCGGTCCTGGCGCCATCGGTGAACGCTCCCTCAAGGGCGCGGAATCCCATTCCAAGTTCAAGACCTACTCGGTCACCGTTGACTGGCACCGTGATGCCGTCGCCTTCACCAAGAAGCAAATCGCCTTCATGGCCACCGGCAACGTCCTCGAGGAAACCACCGCCGAGCTGCTCAAGCTCAAGATGGGCATCTGGAAACAGAACGACATGATGATGGGTCTGATCCACCGCGGATCCGGCAACACCTACCGCCCGAACGGCAAGACCAGTCGCAACGCCCTCTCCAAGACGGACACGCTCTCGCTGACCCTCGCCTCCACCGCCAAGGCCCGCCTGAACACCCTCGGTGCCAAGCCGATCTCCCATACCATGGGAACCAACGGCGACCACATCAACGGCTTCCTCACCTTCGCCTCGGAATACGCGTTCCTCGATATCCGCAACGACAGCGGCTACCAGAACGCCGTCCGTGACGGCGGCGCCCGCGGTGGCGAAAACCCACTGTTCTCCGGCAAGCTCGTCACCTGGCAGGGCCAGAACTTCTACGAGCACATCGTCACCGACCAGGACTGGGATGACTATGTCGGTTCGCCGATCCAACCCAAAGCGGTCAACGCTGTTGGATTCAATGCCGGCGGCGCATCCGGCTCCTGCGTCCTCAAGGGATCGTCCACCACCACCACCAGCCTCTACTTCCAGTTCTTCCCCGGTTTCCGGTATGAGTTCACGGAAGACGACAAGCTGCCATCCAACACCACCGAAGCCTACGCATGGGCGATCAACCCGGATGGCTCCATCGCGTTCCTTGCCTATGCCGGAACCACAGGCTTCACCGGAGTCGCTGGCAACCAGATCACTCTCAGCAAGGTCTTGTCGTCCGCTGCCGGAACTTCAGGCCAAGGCGCGACGACGGTCGGTGGTCTTGTTATCGGCGGATCGGCATCAGTCAATGCAACCACTCGCGTCCTCACCGCCGGAACAAGCCCAACCCTTCCTTCCGACATCGCCAGCTATGTGCTGGTCGACAGGGTGGACGTCGGTGCGGTGATTATCCCTGCCAACAGCAAAGGTGTCCCCATCGGCTACGGCTTCATCTTCGGCGCCCACGCGGCTTGCCGCGCCTACGGCTCGGTCCAGATGAACGGAATCGAACAGGAGGACGACTACTCCTTCATCAAGGGCAGGGGTTACGAAATGGTGTATGGCCAAGCGCCCACCATCAACACCAACGGCGTGACCAACGGCTACCTGCTCCTCGAGTTCGCTTGCGATCACGAAGGTTATCCGGTGCCCAGCTTGGCGTAATCGCCTGCCGCCCCGGACTGCGGGGCGGGTCGGTCTTCTTCATGGTGTCTTTGACCGGCCCGCCCCCTTTCCTTTCAGCATCTCAGATTTTCAGCGTCTCAGCTTTTACCTTCATGAACTACCCGAACCTCGTCACCCGCGAATGGCTGGAATCCCAGCGCAAGTCCGATGAAGCCCGCAACATCCGCGTCGAGCTCTCCGGCTGCTACAACCACCGCCCGGTGCCAGTGCCAGGCAAGCGCAACGTGCGCTACATCTTCGAGCACGACCCGGCAGCCTCCTGCCATGCCCTCACCGTGCCGGAATCTGTCTGGATGGCCGACAACGCCGCCATGGCCCGCGACCTGATGACCTCCGCCGCCCACAGCTACACGCTCGTCACTCTGGTCCTCCCCATTTCCAAGTCCGCGCCCCCCGCAGCCCCCAAACCGCTGCCCAAGGCCAAAGCCGCCCCTGCCCACAAGAAATCCGCCGAAGACGCCGCCATGGCCGTGCTGGCGGGATAACTCCCCACCACCATGAACCTCGGCGACCTCATCACCCGGCTCCAGACCCACTTCTCGCCCGAGGAGCGCGGACTGCTCGACGGCGCCGACTACCCCGGCCGCACCGAGGCCGCCATCGCCGCCATCAACGCGGCCATGCAGTTCCTCTTCTCCAACCACGCCCCGTGGGCACGCAGAGGCACCCACGGCTTCATCCTGCACGCGCCCGCCACCGCCGCCGCCACCGTCACCTACGGCAGCACCGTCATCGGCTTCGGCGGTGCCTGGCTGGACTGGTTCGAAGGCTGCGCCTGCCGCGTCTCCGGCTCCAGCGCGGAAAACCGCATCCGCGGCATCGACCCCGATACCAACGAGGTCACCCTCGAACTCCCGCACGACGGCGCCACCGGCAGCGCCACCGTCACCCTCTACCACGACAGCCTCACTCTCCCCCACGAGATCGGCGAGGTCCTCTCCCCGGTCTGCATCAAGGGCGCCTCCATGCTCGCCCCGGTCCCCTCCGTCACCCACCTGCCCGGCTACTCCGTGGAGAGCTGGGAGGACTACGGCATGCAGGACCGCGTCACCCGCCTCCCCGTGCTGCCACAGGTCGGCACCACCACCGGCACCCCGATGAGATACTGTGTCGACAGCCACCAGCACACGCCCTACAGCATGCCCGCCTTCCGCCTGCGGATCTTCCCCGCCCCGGCCGGCGCCTGCCTGCTGGAAGCCCGCGTCCGCTACGCCGTGCCCATCTTCAGCCTCGACGACAACCCCGGCAGCGACCTGCCCATCCCCCACGGCTACGCCGAGAGCATCCTCGTCCCCGTCGCCGAAAAGCACCTCACCCGCTCGCCCTTCTTTCGCAACGACTCCGCCCGCCAAGCCATCGAGGACGCCTACACCCAGGCCGTCACCATGCTCCGCACCCTCAACCCTCAGTCCGCCCCCGGCACCCGCCTGCGGTCGGCCTACTAAGCCGCCATGGCCTCCTCCGAAGCATTCCGCCCCATCACCACCCTCCAGGAGCCGGGACTCCTGGGGATGCCGCGCACCTACACCTCCCAGCGCGAGGTCGCCGCCGAGACCGAGCCACCCGCCCGCGGCAGCGTGCTCGGAAACATCCTCGGCCCGCAGTTCGCCGCCCACGTCGTCCTCGACGCCTCCATCCAACCCAAGGACGGCAAGCGCATCCTCAGCGTCTCCCACTGCTCCGCCCCGGCCTGGACGACACTCCTCGGCAGCGGCGACCGCCAGGACGGCCTCGGCGAGCACCTCTACTCCCAGCAAGTCGTCCCCACCCCCACCCAATCCGCCATCGAGGCCGACACCCTCTCCTCCTACCAGCCCATCGACGAGGCCAAGTCCCTCAAGCGAACCAAAAAACCCCGCCGCAAAAAAACCGACGGCACCTTTGAGGACGGCTACCCGCAACAGCAGGTCAAAGCCATTGGCTCCGAAAACCCTCCGCCGCAAAGATACCGCAGGCAAAGCATTTCAAACGAAACCGCTACCACGGAGACGTTGCCGTCCGCCAATGTCAACGACATCCCGGATACGGCATATCTCAGCGGCAATCAAACCAAAATCGTCCACCAGAAGCTCAACGACGACCAATATCGGAAAACCGTCACAGAGCAAACACTCGCCCTCAACACCTCCTCGGTGGACGAGTCGGTGGAGCGCAAGCCGTTCGTGAGCATCAAGAGCACGATGACTCCGGGGTCATCCATCTCGCTGGCAGCCACGGGCAACGCCTCGTCACGGCTCGTCTATGAGAACGGGGACACCAAGATTTATGAGAACGTGGCGGAGGTCGCCACCGCCCGCCCCGGCCCTGCCGGAACGGAAAAGGATGAGAAGCCGTTTGTCCGACTGACCTCCAACAAGAAATACAGCACCAGCCCGGAGGTGGCCACCGCCACGGGCAGTTCGAACGTGGTCTTCAACGACGGCAGCGTGCGGGTTTACGAGGTCAGTGAGGTTACCGCCACCGCGAAGACCGGGCTCAAGGGGGTTGAGACCGACGCCCAGCAGTGGGGGTCCCTGAAAACCACCACCAACTACACCACAAGCGACAACGCGCCCTCCGGCGGCTCCGTGCAGCTGGTCTATGACGGCGGAAGTGTCAAAATCTACGAAGCATCCACCCCCAGCGTCACCACCTCCGGGTCCACTACAGACATCGACGCCAACGCATGGGGCAAACTCACGTGGAAAGGCACCTACGCCAAAAGCACCAGCGGCGACAAGTCGAGGCAGGTGTGGTCCAACGGCGTGGATTCCGTCTACCTCAATGAGACAGCCACACTTCAACCTGAAGGTGGCACTGAGGAAACTGACGCCAACTCGTGGGGCTCGATCGCGTGGAATGGGACTTATTCGAAAAGCGCCAACGCAGGCTCGAACGGAAAAAGCCGCCAAGTGTATTCCGGTCCGGGTGGCAGCGTCTATCTCAACGAGACCCCCCAAGTCAGGCCGCTTGCAGGAGCTTTCCAGTCGGCGAAAAAAACCACCCCTACTTACACGGTTACCGAAACCACCAGTTTTTCCACCAGTTCGGAAGCCAGCGAACCCAATTCCCAAACCCGGCTGGTGTTTGCCCAAGGAACGGAAAGGGTGTTTGAGAAAACGGTGCGGACTATTGAGCCTAAAGGCAGGAAGATTTACTACTCGGTGATCAACGCGCAGACGCCGAGCCGGCTTAAACAGCTTCTCATAGAGAAGATCAAGCGCAAGCCGAACAGCGAAGGCCCCGTCCGCGACAAGATCTGCATCCGGGCCGACATCGAGGAAGGTTACAGCGGTCTGTTCCCGGCCAAGATCACGGAGTATTTCACCAAAGACCCCGCTGCGGCGGAAAACTTCAAGCCGCTGGTCTTCAAGACCAAGCGCGTCGACTACGACGGCATCCAGTTTCAGGTGTCCATCGGCGAGACCCTGCACGAACAGGTCAACCTTGTCGACACAATCGGGACCAACGACCCGGACTACGTTTCGCTCCAAAAGCTTTCTACGTCTTTCACACACTTCACCGCCACCGAACCTACAAGGATACCCACAGGATGGCAGAACTATGCGATCCAGATCGACCCGTTTGAGGACGGCTATCTGGTCAAGGAAATCCAAGTCAAATACACGGACTGATGGGACTCAAGGATACAGGCACGGTGAACGATGCGGCTACCGCTGGCGCGGGCAGAGGGACCGGGAGCAGGGGCACGCCGATTACCCGCGATCCGTGGAACACCGGTCCAGTCAACCCCAACTCTTTCTTCGGCCCCGGCCAAGGCAGTAACTATGTCCCTGCCAAGATCGGGGCCTACGCAACCCCGGAGCCGCCCCGCCGCAACAAGACCGAGCTCAAGATCACCCTCACTCCGGACCCGGTAAGCGGCGGCGGCGGCATTGAAGGAAATTTCTACACCCGCTACACAGACCCGGACGGTAACCTCATGCTGAAAGGCGGGTATGTTTGGGCGGGAGATGGTAGCGAAACCATCGTCCCTTTTGAGCTTATGGCCGCGCCCGTGGGAGATAATGATCCGGACTGGGCGGGAACGGCGGGCCAACACCTCGTCTTGACCGTGACCGGCACTGCCGAAGCGGCCGACGACGTGCTCTTGCCGCAGTTCAATATGTCCGCTGGATCACTCGCGGTCGCCAGTGACGTGGGAGATCCGACGCTCCCCACGGTGGATTCGCTCAGTGGCACCTTCAAGACGTCGCTCGGGGTTTTCGGGGAGAATTCTTTTTCGCCCAACCTGCCGGGAAACTACGGCATCGGCTTTTGTTTCAGCGGATTCACCATCAGCCGAGGATAAGCCATGCCCGCCGCCCTCATCAAAACCTTGGAGGACTGGAACAACCGCATGTGCGGGTGTTGCGAGATGCCGGGGTGTGCCGCTCCTTCGATGACGTGTGTGAGTTTGAGCGTGTCCACTAACGTCGGGTCTCCTTACTACGACGCTGCAGGGATACCGCATTCGACTCGGAAGGCGTTCAGCAATCGAGGTCCAGCCGGGCCGATTACATACTCGGACACCTCATACACTCTTTATAGGCTGGACGGAAGCGGTAACATTCTTGTTTCAACGGTCACAGGGCCGTTGTTTGTCTATCAATCCGAGTCAAGGACGGACACCCGAACGGAAACCAGTAAAATACAACCCGCTATTAGGACGTATGGGTGCGCGGCCTACCCTGAGCAAACAACAACCGTCACTCGCGAGGGAACTTACACCCGTTCTTACGTCGGAACCGGTGGCTACGCCAACCCTGTTGATGGGGCTCCCAGCAATAAATTCACCCATACGGATAGCGACATCACAGACTCGGTTACAGCAGTCGCTAATGTCTGGAGCCTGACAACAACCACTATTGCGAGCACGATAGAAGACGTGGAGCCCCTCGTTTTTGGATCCACCACCACTGTCGCAACCACCGTCCCCGGCCTCTCGACATCTTTTGTTGAAGGCGCGATTCCCAGGGAGTTCGATGACCGTATCCCTTTAAAAGCCGCAAAGACAGCAGCCATGGCTGCCATTGCGGCTGAGAATCTGTTTGAAGGGGCTTGTCCGGGCTCCGGGGCCTACCGCAGCAATGTTTGCGAATCAAGCTATGCGCAGACCGTGAGACCTATCGCCGGTTACGGGGACTTCTTGACCGCCGCTTACGCCTCAAAGGTCCGTTACCGCTGGAAGATCCCAAGCACCCATCTTGGCAGCTACTTCAAGATCATCTACGACATCATCGAGGAGCCGGATGGGTGGGATATAAACCCACCTGTCCCACCTGTCCGGCCTGACACGGTGTCAGATCCCGGTGCGGAGCCAGTAGAGCTCATCACCAACCCTGCACATGTCGTATGGGAAAATGCTGCCGAAGCGTGGGCTAACGCGTGGGACCCGCCTGCCGATGCGCCGCCTTATCCCGAGGATGAGCCGTCAGAAGAAATCACCAACCCCGCCTACAACGCATGGCTGGCAGCGTCTGACGCTTACGACTCATACCTCGCCGCTCACGACTCATACCTCGCCGATGTTGTCGTTTACGACGAAGCAGTGATAGCGTGGGCCGCATACCTTGAAGATCACCCTGAATGGGTGGCTCGCCCTCGCTTTTATGACTCGCAGGACAACGAGGTCAAGTGGACCGGCCCCGGCAACCCCGAAGACTCCGAAGACGAGAGCTGGCTTTCAGACTTTTACTACCTAGAACCGCCCGACGCTCCCGGCGACAAAAGAATCGTGAACGTCCGCTACGAATGCTACCGATCTTCTAAGTTCGGTCAGAAGCCTCAACTCACTGGAGAGCAGGTCGAACTTGACCTCGAATCCCCTGCTGTCAATGCAGGCAACCCCGGCAACCCCGGCAACCCCGGCAACTAAACCACCACCATGGCCAAGCAAACCAACGACTACAAACCGACAGGATTCAACATCGCGGCAGTGAACCTCACTGCCGCTGACACCACTGTTCCCAAACTCATCATCGCCGCAGGGGCGAACGACAGCGTGATCAACCAGTTCACCATCCGCAACGCGCACACGGTTTCCGCCACGGTGGAGATCCTGCTCTACAACGGGTCGTCTGACTTCATCCTCACCACGGTAGTCGTCCCCGCCTCGGCAGGCAACCTTGGCACCACCGTCGCCTTTGACGTTCTTGGGTTGGCCTGCATTTACAATGCGCTCATTAATCTGGAGCTTGGCTGGTCGATCCGTGCGCGGGCCAAGACGACGCTCGCCAACGACCTCACCTTCATCGTCATCGCCACCGACTACTGACATGGACATCCCCAAGCGCACATCCCGTCCACGGCTGAGGGGTCTTGGCGATGTGGTCGCGCTCGTCGCGCAACCCGTCGCCCGCGTTATCGACCGCTTCGCCGGGACCGGCATCGAGCATTGTGGCGGCTGCGCCAAGCGCCGGGCTGCGCTCAATGCTACATTCTCACTCTCCACCAAACCAAACCAATAACCACATACGACCATGGCCTATACCAAATCCCCGCTTGCCTTCTTTGGCAAAACCTACGCAATCGCCTCCAACGAGGTCCGGTTAAAAACCAACACCTATGCTGGTTTGACCACCGGGACCACCGTCTCGTGCGCGGTCGCCGACACAGTGCTGTTCGCCGCCGCCCACGACCTCATCATTGGGGACCGGGTGCGCTTCACTCAGGTGACCACCCTGCCAACCGGACTCGCTGCCGCGACTGACTACTACGTCAAGACCGTCCCGACCACCACCACGGTGACGCTCTCCGCCACGCGGGGTGGTGGCACTCTCGCCATCGCCGTCAGCGGCACATCGAACAACACCTGCCAAGTCATGGGTCCGCTGGACGAGGTCACCGACACCGAGGCCACCGCGTCCTCCACGGGCGACTGGCGCAAGATGGTCTTCGGCATCATGGAGATGCTCTACTGGCGCTACACGAGCCTCGCCACCGACGACCGCCCGTCCCGTCTGAGCATCACCCGCAATTCGAGCGTGGATGACTCGACCGGCAACATCACCCGCTATTACAGCGTGACCATCACCACCGCGCCAACCGGCGTTGAAGTGATCGACGAGTGATCGGCTCCCCGGCCGCCGCCACCTCAAGTGGTGGTGGCGGTGGCTCCGAACTAACCCTTCCACCCCAACGCCTTCGCCGTCTGGGTCACCATCAGCCGGATCGCGTGGTTCTCCATCGCCAGCCTGCCCATCCACTCCAGACACTCCCCCAGCTTCCTATCGAAGCCCAGGTCCTCGTTCAGCCGCTGGGTTTCCAGCGCCGGGTCCTGCGAGCCCCGCACCACCACCTGCCCGCGGGCGGACGGTGGCGTCAGGTCCAATAGATACGCCTCCAACAAGCGGGCTTTCGACTCCTTGCCCAGGCAGCGCAGCATCCGGTCCAGCACATCCACCCGCGGATAGCGGTGGGTCGACAGATAATGCCCCAGCGTCCCGGACGGCACCTTGCTCTGGCGGGAAAGCTCTGACATATTGCCATCGAAATCATCCGAGATCACATTGCGGAGCTCCGCCATGAAACGTGTCCCGACCATCTTCTGCCGCTTCGTGCTCATGCCCCATCGTTTGCTCTGTATTGGCGAAAGCGCAAGCTCTTTTTCGCCCCTCCCAATGCCCACCGCAATGCCCACCCGGACCCCCATCACGGGTCAATTTACCGCGCCCCAGCGTGAAGATTGTCACTCGCTGTCAACCACTTGCACTCCAAGACCGGCCCGCTAGACGATTTGTAATCAGTAGGTCATCAGTTCGACTCTGATAGCCGGCTCCAGCTTAAAGTCGCTAAGTTGGCTGTATTTAAGTGGTTTATGAATGAGTCCTTGTTTTACGTCTCTCCGTGCGCGTCCGCCAGAGTCCGTCGAATTCCGAAAAAAAGTTGCGATTTGGGCAACTGATTGGGCAACTATTTAAGGCGTCTTAATGATCTCTACTTGCTGGCTCTGATTCCGTCCATCCGAGAGATTGGCGTTTGGCGCTGCTTGCCTCCCTTGGAAGCGAAAAAAATATCCGTGCCACCCCGGCCGGGAATACGGACAGTTCCGCCATGGCTTCTCCTTCATCCAAGGTTCCACCCACCGGCTATCCCGAGTTCGCCGTCCGGCAGGAAATAATCTGTCGCTTCTTCGATCCGCCGATGGCGAAGAGCACGTTCCATGACTTCGTGAACAAGGGGAAGATCATCCCCATGAAAGGCATCCGGGGTTTCTATCTGCTTAACGCTTCGCTGAGCCGTCTTGGCCTTCGCGAGGTGCCGAGCTTGCCGGAGATGGCGGCGACCCGATCCACCTCAGTCGGTCGGGTCACTGACGATCAGAGGCGCCTTGACCACGTGCGGCAGGAAGAACACCGGCAGGCCCAACTCGATCACGCCGCAAACCAAGCTGCCGTCCCATTCGCCCGGTGGCAGTGAGCCGGACACGGAGATGTTTTTGATGGCCATACGCAGTGATGAATTCACTCCTCGCGGACGCAGGAGATTGTCGGGGCGGTCGAGCAGGTCCTTGCGGAACGCCGCGCGGTCGGCGGGCTGGTCGAAGCGCAGCAGGATTTGGTCGGACGCGTTGGTGATCCACTCCATTTGATCGTTCCACATGCGGGTGTAAGGGAAGGGCCGCTGCTGTGACAGCCGAAGCCGGTGGCTTGGGCGTCATGAAATCGTTTCTCCAAGCTTACGATTTGGGCTTGGTTGTTGGGAGTGATCTCGCCGAGTTGCTCCCGTGTCTGGACGCAATTGAACATCGTCATGGGGGCGTTGGCGGGTGTGCCGCAGGCATACGAGCCGGAGCCGGATTTCGGCAGCTCCTTGTGCCCCATGCCGAGGCCGCATTGATCGATGAAGGCATCGAGCGGGTCGGTCTGTGCGCCCCCGGCATTGACCAGAAGCAAGGACGGGAGTTGCGGCGTGACCGCCCGTCCGCCCATCTGCCAGAAGGTGAGCACCAGCGTGGTCGCGACCATGGCGCGGGTGGCCGGGTCGGGCGAGTTGGCGTTGAGGAAATCCGTGAGCGGCTGGGGCCGGCTGGTGGGCGCACTGGCTGGCTGGGTTGCCTTCATGTCACGCTTGGGGTCAGTTGGACAGGGCGGCGGTGGTGCGGGAGGGTTCCACACGCTGCCACTTGTTATCGACAAGGGCCACACGTTCCATGCTTTCAAGAGTGTTCAGCGACTCAAGACACCGCGCGGTGGGAAGGCTGTGGAACTTGCGGACGAGGTCGCGGAGTTCGAGTGGACCGTCTGCGAGCTTGCTGAGGATTTTCTCCATCTGTTGCTGTTTGAGGTCGTCTTCGGCCGAGTGGAGCATCGCAGCGCGGGCGTTGACCATGCGCTGGACGAGGAACCGGGCAAGCGCCTCAGCATCACGAGTGCACCACTTGAAAACAGGAGTGGTTTCCATCGCGCTAACCAATCGGGATAGTCCGAAGCCAAGCGTCGCATAAAGGTTGCGTGCGGTGCCGCTGATGCCCGGACATTCCGGCTCCAGCGCTTTGAGGAAAGCCATCCACCGGGCCTGCGATTCGGTGAAATCGTATTTCAGCATCTCCGGCGGGGTTGTCAGGCTGTTGAGGCGCTCCCCCCAAGCCTTTCTCATGGCGGCCTCGTAGCGGGCGGCAAGGCGGTCGAGCGGAATGAGGGCTTTGTCTTCCACTGGTTTACCCGGCTCAGGTCCCGCATCTCCGTCCACCAGCCACAGCAGACGCGACAACCACTGTGTGTGCGGCATGTTGGCTTTGACGGCTTCGTAGAGCGCACCGGATGAATCCGTCACCATCACCGTTCCACGGGTGCTTGCCAGCGTTGACCCACTGGTGATCCGACCGTCCATGATGGTTGGGCAGATTTGTTCGAAGCTTGCGAAGTCCCTCGCACTGACCACTCCCACATGCATGAACGGGCGTCCCAAATGGCTGCGCTCCAGTTGCGGCCCCAGGGTCCCTGCCGTGATTCCTGTCACATACACCATGGGCTGCGCGGCAACGTCCTCGAAGGTGGGTTCAGCCGGTGTTTCGACCATCCGGCTCCATGATTCCGCAGCACCCTGTTTGTTGTGCCAGGTCCATGGCTGGAAAAGCCTGTCAGGGAGCGACTCGTCCATACTCTTCATCAGTTCCGAGAGGGAATCACTCACAGACCGTTTGGTCTTTTGGGACTCATCCGCGATACTTTGGACTTTCTTGCCGAGGTGGGAGACGAAGTTGTTCTGGCGGGTGGCCAGCCCGGCCAGCACCTTCTCGGAGATCAGGCTGACGCTGCGCCCGCCGGAGACGATGAGGCTGGTGCCCACGGCAATCGTCTCCCCGTCGCTGGTGATGAGGCCGCTGCCCGGGCGTTGGATGTTCGCGAGAGAGCAGGCCATGGCGGCGAGGAGGTTGGCTCCTGCGGCGGTGTCGCCTTCGCCGAGGCGTTTGACGTCGAAGCGGGTGAACAGGCTTTGAAGATGGGAGGTGTCGTTGGCTGGCATGGTGGTGAGTGCGCGGTTATTGATTCCTGTCAGCGGAATGCCGACGTGGGTAAAATTTTACCGCAGACAATCGGGCAGTACAATTCGTTAGATTTTGTTTTTGCAACCCTCGGGAGAATGCCGGAAACGGTGTGGGATTTACTAAAAAGATAGCCCGCAGCCCCAAGACAAATGTCAGCGGTGTCTCTGAAACACGTCATCAACTTGGTTCGCATAAGGCGCGATCAAGTCATCAACCCGGCTCACCGGTTACCTTCACCCATCACGTTCAGATCGGTAGCCGGTGGATCAGGATGCGTGCGCGGACTTGGCGGGCGGGACGGGCAGCAGGCAGCTACGGCTTGCCGCTCGGATTGGCTTCCTGTTCCGCATCCTGCAATCGGGCACGAACCTTTTGGGCGATGCGTTGGACGTCGCGGTTGGTGGCGGCGGCTTCGTCCCTGGGTGAGGTGATCAAGTCCGAATCTTGGAGAAGGTGCTTGCCTGTGCCTCCACGAGAGGGTTCCAAAAGTCTCCATTCGGGTTAAATGTAAATTTTTTCATGAAATTTGGAAATGGAGAACTTCAACTGCGATTGGAGTAGGGATGACAAGCTTCACCGACACTGTCGAAATCAACTCAGTCCAAGCTCCGGGGGGAGTTCGGGTGGGATCGACAGCCCGGGAAGGTTTCTCACCAACTTTTTGTTTGAGATTGAATGAGTTTATTGTGCCTGAAGGACGGACACCGGGGGGTATCCGCTTTTCAGATTGCCTTGCACGCTAGAGAGGTCCCTACCTCAATCAGGCCGAAATCTTGCGAATCCCGGGGGGGAACAGCTGGGTTTCGGCCTGAATGCTTTTGAGGTGGAGTGTTTTCTGCGTGCCGCAGCGAAAGCATGTGACGCATTCGAGCTCTTCGGGCGTTGTGCAGAGTAGGATCACGGGAGGTGGTGGTCGTAGTTGAGAACCCTCCGGAAATTGAGACAGTAGCCGTCGGATTCCTGACCGGGTGCGAGGGTAGTCATGCGCGGCATCGTCAGACCGCATCGCATGCTCCTGTATGCGCTCGGCGGAGCTTTGTTGGATGTCGACTGCCTCAAACTGCCCCGCCAAATCAAACGCGCCCTCACAGAGGAAGCATCGTTGGATTGAAAACCTGGCTGCGATTTGCTTTCTGCGGGAGGCCCCTGAAAGAGCCAATGGGTCGGACCGGCCTGCCTGTCGTCTTGTCCGCCGTAGCTTTAGCGAAGGAGGAAGCCTTCTTGGCCTTCGTAGCTTCAGCGAAGTAGGCGGCGTAGGGAAGAGGATTTTTTTTCGTTAAAATGTTAAAATCGACTGGTGCTGGTTGATCGGGCGATGTTCCGACATCGCCTGTTTGAACAAGCGTTTCAAATCAACCAACACCATGAGTAAACAGA